ATCCAACTCACGCTTCAGATTTTCATACTTCTGATTAGCGCTTTCGATGGCAGCGAGAAACCTGTGCTTAGGTACTGTCTCAACTGTCTGCGATTCACCCGGGGATACTACTTCCGCTTCATCGACCACTGTTTGATCGACTACTTCAGTATCAGATTCTTCGTTCAAGCGCGCCGCTCCGCGTTGCTGAGCCCCCGTCGGCAGGGCAAATACGACCGATACGCGGAGTATCGCTAACGAAAATCTATTATGTCAACGACATTTTGTATGCCTTAAAACTCATACTGCGCTGTCGATGTCTGAAATGATCTTTTTGGCCTGCTCGCCATTTTCTTTGAGTATCTTCGGAAGCATGAGCACCTCTTCGAGAGTAGAGATTCTCGAATCTACAGATGTGATTTGCGCTTTCAGAGAAAGGATTTCATCCGTGCTTACAAGCATTGGATTTCTCATCTTCAAGACGAGATGTTCTCTGTCGGATACGCTCTGAGATATTGCGGCTTCGATATACCTATTGTAGTAGTCCCAGCTCGGATCATTTGTCACTGCGGATAGGCGAACCAACTCCTGAGCAATTGGGCGCGGGTCGTGCTTCGGAACCCTCTGCAAAGAGGGCTTTAGCTTTCTGTACTCATCAAGGCTTCTCATTGCAGCGGCTGGTTATTTGCTCCGCCCCCGGCGCCCGGCAAGGACATATCATTGATCTTATTTGGCTGGGATGGCGTTGGGCTCATATCGGGGGGCCCACCTTGTGGCCCAGGAACCCCCTGACCTCCAGCGCCCTGGAATTGCTGAGCGGCCATCTCCATCATTTGCTGCTGAGCCTCCATCTTCATCCTCTGCTGAAGCTGGCCGATATACTTATGCAGTACGTCCATCTGATCTGGCGTAAAGTGAGAAAGCACATCTTCTTGATGTTCCAGAATCTTCTGCAAGTGCTCCTGAGTCGACTGTTCGGCCGGGCGACACACTGGCTCGTTGTTTGCCATGATGATCGTCAAAACCTCTTCTGCGAACATCTTTGGCAGGTTTGAATCAGGGTCTGGTGGGGTTGCGTACTTATCTGCGTCCTGACCAAGCGCCTTGATGTAGTCTCGCGTCAGTTGATAAACACCGTCTGGCTTGGTGATGCCAAGTTGGAGCATGAGTGGGTTGACGAGAGTTGTCATGACCTGTTGCAGTGATTCTTGCAGGGCCTCTTTGCTTGTGTTCATGGCGTTTGCCGTGAAATCGAACGTGAATCTGCCTCGAAGCTCGCTCGGGTCATTAACGACACGATACGGGTCTTCATTTGGCTTCTTTACGCCACTCACCCGGTATTGCTTTTCTCTTGGAAGGAAAGCTTGGTTCAATTCGTGCATCTGTGAAAAAACCTCACTCAGACACATGAAGAACCGGCGAAGAATTCGCTCTGGTCTTGCCTCTCCGGCACCCATGACTGCATTCATGCCGCGAACCGTGCGAAGTGCTGAAGACTTCCCTTGTGGAACTCGGCCCAGTTGAAGATCGCCGATGTTGGTGAGCTTTTCCTCCATCTGGCCGAACATAGTCATCAGGTTCATGCCGAAGGCCGAACCCTGTTGCGGCATCTGGGGAAAGTTGATGTCATTTTTCGGGTCTGCGACAGGGTATAACTCACCCGGCCACATGCGAATCGTCTCCGGCTTCATGTTCCCACTGGCTCGATATACGCCCCAGGGAACATTTGCCAAAGTACCGCCGTCAATGGTTTGGTCGGCGAACTGCTTAATCATGTCGTGCAGCCCCTCCATTTGCTCCAGAAGGCCGATGCCGTTTTTGCGGCCACGAACCGGCAGGAACGAAGACTCTGCAAAAGGTCTGCGGGGTGGATTCGCTGGGTAGACCTGAGTTAATTCACGGACACGAAGAAGTGTTTTTGTTTCCTTGATGACCCAAAAAATAACATCCTCGGTCTTCCCATCTCCATCGATGTCGTAGATATCGAAGCAGATGAGTCTTGTGAGGGTTTTGTGTTCAGGGGTGTCTTTTTCTGGCTTGCTTGGAGATGTGACAGGCATGCCCTGAAGGGCGTCTTTTTGAATCTTCTCATCCTGTCCCGTTGTGCTGTCGTTTTCGGAGCGCTCAATGCGCTCCTTTTCATCATCAGCAGCCGGAAAGTCGTAATAACCACTGTCTCGAAGACGGTTTATCTCATCAATCGTCGGGTAATCGACCAAAACGACGTGAGTTGCTCCACCGGGGTTCGATGGCGATGGAATCTGAAGATTTGCGCACCTTGTTGGGTACAAAACGTCTTCGTAGTCCTTGACGATCGGTCTTGGGGCGTTGAAAACCTCGATTTCTCGCTGTTCGTCTACCTCGATACCGTCTTCGGTAGTGTAGAAGTCAACCTTGAACCACTCGGTGGCCTCTTTGTTGTCTTGAACCTTCCAAGACCATCCGTCGGCGTCATTTTTCATGAAAAGAAGGCCCTTATAGGCGCCTTCCATGAATTTGCCGAAGTATGACTCGGCATCCATGTCGTTCGGAAGAGGTGGAATGGTGTGAATCTGATGAACTTCGCGCTCTTCATTCACCCACGGAATGTAGACAGTGACATCACCGTCATTCACAAAGGCATCGGCCATCTCTCCGATGATTACCTCTCCTTTGTTTTCCACAAAGAATTGAAAATCAAGGAGGTCATTCACTGAACCTTCTTTGTCGGAGTCTGTTTTCTTGAGTGCCTTTGCGATAACGCTTGGGCGTGACGACATAACGGCGTTGTGAAGCGTGTCTTGCACCTTCAGACTATGGGTCATCATGTCTGGAATGAAGGCGTCACTGGCGTCTTCCCACGGCCAATCTTTTCCCTCGCTCCAGCCGCGAAACTTGGCGTATCTCTGTAGGCGAGCCTCGATGTCAGCCGTTCTGTTAAGCCCATCCGTCTCGAAGAAGTCAATGACTCGCTGGGCTATTTCTTGTCGATCCAGCTTCAGAGTGCTTGATCTTTTTCTTTCGCGGCGCATTACAAATCCTTCCAATCAACAGAGTGCAGCATTCCAACAATGCCATTTTCTGTCTGTGTTTTCACCCATTCGTGATCTGAGCCAGATTGCGTGATCCATGAAATCAAAACACGCTTCCACAGCTCATAAAACTTTTCTGGAGAGAGTGCTGAGTTGCATTTGCGGCAGAATGTCAAGTCCATCATGGAGCCGCTTGCCAGCAAGAATGTAGTTCTGACGGCATCGTCAAGAGGTGCACCGAGCTGTATCGGCTCCCGGGTATCGGGGTCTCGGCGAGTCACGTTGAAAACAAGTTTGTCGCAGCACGTGCAACAACCCATGAGCTTAGGCCGGTTCATATATTGCTAATATTCATAAGACCAAGGTCTGGCTTTGCTGATACAAGAAATCTCATATAGATGCGAGCGCCAATCGCTGGAATTTCAGTGGCATCAATGTCGAAATTTCCAATTTCGGGCGGGATTCTCCAGTAAATCCTCTCGCCACAACGACAAAATTCAGCTATGGCTTGAAATTCTTCCCACGCCCATTTGCAAAGGCGAGCTTCCGATCCACATAAAACATGAGTGCGGAAAACGCGCTCGATGTATTCCTCGCCGGTGACGCTTATCCTTACACATGTTGAGCGGCCAACTGGAATAATTTTTTCTATTGCACTGCGCAGCTCAGCCACTGTTTTTGGCGTATCTGGATAGTTCATAAAAATGTTTTCAGCTTGGGTCATCTGGAAGCTCTTTCAGTTGCGGTCGAAATTTATCGCGGAGAGCAATTATTTTCGCCTGAAAAGCAATAGCTGCTTCGCTGTGGATTTCGTCCAGCTCACGAAGATATGCCTCAGCTATGGGCCGAGCATCATCTGAGTATTGCTTCCCGTGCATTCCAGTAACTGGCGTGTCGTCTGGAATCTCGACTCCGGTTCCGTCGCAGTGATTTCTGACTGCCATCAATATGCCCCTTTTCGTTTTCCGGTTCGCTTAAAAACCTCACCAAGACCTTTCATGTTTTGATAGGTCGGGTTGAAGTTCATCAGGTATTTCAGCATGTTCGCGAAATCATCGTCTTTTTCCTTCGGCACTTGCTTAACGTCTTTTTCTGCGCTTCGCTTGAAGTTGTCCCATACATATCTCTTCACAGACCGAATCGTGTTCACGCAGCGTGGGTGAACGTGGATTCTCGGCTGAAGCCGCCTTTGATCCGGCTTGAGATACTGATTGACGACCATTCTTCCTGCTGAAGAGTCATCGGCCAATTCACATTGAAGGCCGGCCTCTGCAAATGAGTCGTTCCATGTTACACCCCTCCTAGAACTTGATGGGCTCTCGAACATATTTGGGTCGGCGATTCTCACAACGACATTCAATCCATAGCGCTCTTCGATTTCATCGACACGCTGCTTCATGTCTGTTGGATCGCCCTCACAGGAAATCTCGTCAATGATCCAGATGTCGTCCCATGGATCAACGATGGCCCACAAGGCCATGTGATTCTTTCGTGGGTGCGGGTCAAGAACCCAAACACAGGGCCAGTTTTCCTGGAAATCGAATTCCTTGACGTGATTGAACTCAACGACCTCAACGGAATTGCAGATGGCGCAGAGATTCTTGTCCAATGAGCCCGTAGGGTTTGGATTTTTGTCAGTGAAGCAAGACTTCCCACATGAGAAGCACCAATACTGCGTTTGATCCGTGAATAACGGGTAAATTCTGTTGGAAAACCTTATCGGCTGACCGTAAATACGAACTCTACGAGTCTCTTCAGACCAAGTCTTCGACTGATCCGCTATGGCGTCCTGGTCAATATTTGGGTTGTCCGTAGAGAACATGTTGATCCAGTCAACCTTCTTATTCGATGGATCCATGCCTGGTTCGTAAACCTCATCATGAAGCCAGTCAACGGGAATAGCAGGGTCATCCGGCCATGTCATAGCAAGCATCAATCTCCCGGCAACACCCATCACACGGGCCTCTGACTCACGCCAGATATGAAGCGGAGGTGGTTCGTCGTGCATCACAAAATGAAAGTCAGTACCTCGGCCCTCTTCTTGGTCGTAAGACATAAAGTGGAACATGGACTCCCCCAAGACCACGTTATGGTCGTTTGGGTCTCGGCAGATCACATGGAGCATGCGAAATTTCTCACTCCACGACTTCTCCCACAATCTCTCACGAAGGCAGTACGGAGGTATCCAGCCCCAATGACCCCTCTCGCCACCTGGCTGGTCTGCGCCAGACCACTTCCACCACTGGAGCTTAGGAAGAATCACAGGATAGAGGGTTGTAGTGATCGAGTCGCAGATGATCCGAATGCGAATCGGCCCGCGAAATCGCTTGTTGACAAGGTGCTTCATAGACTCAGGGAAAATCCCTGTCGCACAAGCAACCAGCAGAGCTAATGTCGTATCAGTCTTGGAGCTTCGATTACCACCCCCGACGCCGACGATCTTGGCATCTGACTCCCATACCTTGTCGGCCATTGGGCTGACCGACTTGTAGTAGACAAGCTGGTTTTCCTGCCGGTCATCCCGAGCCAGCTTCACCAGCTCAGCAAGTTTTACACGAAACTCCTCATCGCTCAGTCCGGCGAGGTCACTTTGCTGCATCTACTCGCTCCACCAATGGGACGTTCTGGGAAATACCGCGTCTCGCAGCCTCAGCCAACATTGCAGGCATTAACTGCTGAAGTTGCATTCTGGCTGTCACATCAATAATCTGAGTCGGCTTTCCAGAAAGCAATTGATGGCGGTCTATTAAAACACCAGTAGCGACCGCTTTATCTTTCAATGAGGCGGTAGCAACGTCATACTCATCAATTGAGCTAATAATAAGATTGATATTCTTTTCAATCTTGTCTGTCATTTCCGCAACGGTGATTTTCTTCATCTCGCTAAGCGGGACAAAATACTCCTTCTGCATCCTTCGGATAACAGCAGTCACCAAGGAAGGCTTCATTCCGTGCTTGCGGCATTCCTCACGAAGTTTCTCGAACTTCTCATCAAAAGGGTTTGCCATCTTGGCGGCGATGGTCGCAGCAGCCTCCTCATGCGTTTCAAGGTAGGTCTTACGTGCCATCTTCGGCAGTCTCGGCAGCCCGTCCTGGTCGTAAGCGGCTGTCAGGTAGGTCTGGGCAGAGCCAACAGTCAAACCAGTGATGGCGGAAATCTGCTCCCAATCATGCTCGGCCTTCCGCAAGTCATACACCTGCTTCCTTCGTAGACGCGCAGCGGGTGAGTCTGACTGCGGACGGGCTTTCTTGTTCACCGTCATTTCAACTCCTCGAACTCGACCCTCACCGAGACACCAAGGGCCTTTGCCACCTCTTCAAGGGAGCGAATCTCCACATTCGACTTGCCCCCCTCTATCCTAGAAACAACCGACTGCTGAGTCTTCATCGCCTCAGCCAACTCCTCCTGGGTCATATGCCGGGCCATCCTCATGGACTTCACCCTCCAGCCGATAGATCGAACCAGATCACTCATCGTATGCCTTTTGCGTGATAAAGCGGTTTGCTGGCCGTATTATGAGCTTTGAGGCATATGCGTCAAGTGTTTTCCCGTGTTTTCCGAGCCTTTACTCAAGTAGAAGCTCAATGTATGCCTTATAGCTCATGGGAAAAACAGGACTTTGGCGCACAAACCGGGCTGCCCTGGGCTGAAATGGGGATGGATATGCCTTATGGGACATGGGACTTTTGGGTGGGCTGATTCCGGAAGGGACTCCTGCCTCAGAAACCCCTGGAGGGGGTGAGCCTGATGCGTCATGCGCTCGTCATGCTGTGGCTGGCACCTGCGCTGGGCATGCGCTCTGTGCATAACTGTACGCAAACACAGTTGACATAACGCCCGTTGTCATACTTTGCCCACCCATCTGCCCATTGACAGCGAGACCACTCTGCGCCCATCTACGCCCAGTAGCACACCCATTCGAGGCGGTGTTCAATCTTGCATACAAGATAGTGCGCAAGACGCTTTTCAACCTGACCCTATTTATTCTGTGTTTGGTGTGTTGTGGCTGAGGGATTGATTGACGAGCTACGGCAGCTTGATGTGATGTGGTGTGGTGTGTGGCTCTCTCTACCTATGGAGGCTTGTGTCTGCCCTGCTTGTTTGTGGGCTCTTGGCTGCGTTTGTCTTGCTTATTGCTACCTACCCTCTGGTGCTGTTGAGATGTGCTTGCCTTGCCCTGTTTGGTTGAGGCTGGCTTGTGTATTTGTCTTGATGGTCTCCTGGCCTGCTCTCTTTCTCTCCCATTATCAAGGTTTGTCCTGTGTGTTTGTTACTCTTTTCACCTTGTTTATGTGTGCGGCATGCACTATTATTTGGTCATGGGTTGAGTGGTTCTGCCCTTACTGAGAGGAGAGTCATGAGAGATTACTCACGTGATGACTATGCGCTGCATCGGGGTGTTGTTGTCCCTGCATGGCAGCGTCCTGCACCTGTGCGTAAGCAGCGTAAGCACTGGCTACTTCGGCTTCTTGGCATCGCGACATGAGCGCACGCCATACCGCCGAGGTAATCGACGCGGTGGCCTATGCTGTCGAGCGTCGATGCACACCAGGGCACGCAGCAGATCTCTTCGGTGTGCATCGCACATCTGTGATGCGGGCGCTCCGAAAACTAGGGCTTGCGCCAAATCCAAAGGGTCGCCCAAAACCAGCCGGTTGTTAAAGAGCAACGGCCCACCATGGTATGCATCGCATGGGGGCCGCTGTTGGTCTACTCGCTGGCTACCGTATTCATTTTTGCGCCAGTGCGGGGTTTAGGTTCGGGTAATGTGACCATGTGTGCATTATAACACTAATCACTTATACATGTCAAATGTAACTCTCCGAACTGTTACATCTTTCCCCGTTTACATAGCGGCATCTTTGCCGTAATATCTCTACATCGCAACACAGATAGGAGACTGAAATGAGCGCAGCAATCATCTCCAACAATCGCAGCACGCAGCACGCGCTGGTGCCATTCGAACCCCACACTGGCGGCACTTGGTACTGCCGCTATGGCATAGATCAAATGTGTGGAGCTGGGACTACTCTCGCGCAGCTTGCGCCAAATTCTTGCACTGGAGAGTTAGGTAGTTGGTGGATTTTCTCTGACTCCGACACCCATGGGCAGCGCGCCGCAGATGCGCTGTTGATGACGTCCGCAAAAGACATGCTAGAGGCGCTGCGCCGAGCGGCACTCGTATTGAAATTCATCGCCAAGTCGTCGCCTGCGATACAAGATGACTACGAAGCGATGTGCGTCGTCATCGCCAAGGCAACCGGGGGCGCATCATGAAGACATACCACGTCATCTACATGCACCCCAAAACATCACGCTGGGTCGCTTATGGCCCCGTTACCTGTGCGTCAGCAGCCGAGGCTGTCTCTATCGTGGCATCAAGGCTAGGCGCGCAGGCAACAAATATCAGCGCACATCTGGAGCGCCCGCTATGAGAATCGAATACTGGCCTACCCGAGATGGCCTCCACATCGTGGCTATCCACGCTGATCTCACCATCCGCTGTGTGGGGGTGCTCTGGATATGAGCGGGCGTCCATCCGCACACGTGCTCAGAGCTGCCCAGCTTGTGATTGCCGGCACCCATACTCGCCGTGAGGCTTGTAATGCTTGTGGGTGCTGCCTGCGAGCACTGCGCATGGCCTTGAGGGCTGCTGGTGTTGATCCAGCTCGCCCAGGAAGACCAAAAAAACCCCAGCCCGAGCATCCGGCGTAGCGGGGGAGGAGAGGAGAGGGAGACATACCCAGCCTCAGATGCTCGGGCCTCAGATTAAGCGCTGAGACGCTTGGGGAAACCTGGTCGCATAGATCCTATGCGGCGATCTTGAATTGCTCCATGTCTTGCCCCTTGGCCCAAGGCGGTGTATGGCCTCGGCCACTCCATAGTTCGCCATTTGGACCCTTGAATTTAGGGGCAACCCTGACGCCCTTCAGCTTGCTTGTGCGCGTCTTCTTTTCTGAGACGTCAGTAGCCCCAAGATCGGCAATAGTGATGCCACGCTGAGCCATCAAACTCTTGACTTCCTCGATATGAGCTGCACGCCACTTTTCTTTGCTCTCCGCAATGGCCCGTTCATAGTCGGCCGCTTCTTTGAGGCTTGCTTCGCGCTTTGCTTCGAGTTCTTTGATGTCGTCCACTTGTGTGATTCCGTTAGTTAAAGGAGACTATTTTATACCAATTATGCGCTTTATAGTCTCATTGAGCACAGACATTTCTGTCATTTTCTTTACATCCCAAATTCTGGCCTGCCCATGTATTCCGTTAAATCCTCCACGATGGCAATCGGCACAGAGAGGCATTGAAGTAAACCAATGCCCTTGTTCTATTTCGTGGGCTTCGCTGGGGCCGGGTGAATCACATACGCCACATGCCATTTCTTTGATCCTTGAGACGTGCGCCCGCTCTGCTTCATTCATGGACTTTTTGTTCTTACTCCACATCTCTGCCTAGCCTCTTTGCGAATTCGATGGCCTCTGCTGGGCTGTTCACAATGGCTTTGGGGCCACTCCGTTGGTTTTCATCCCACCATTTAATCTGCGCCACAGTTAAGGCCCTTGCGCTTGGTGGTTTCTTGCCGTCTTTGCATTCGATCAATCCCCATGCTCCACGAATCCCTATGAGTAGGTCGGGGCACCCATCTCCCACTTTGTGCAGATGCGTAACGGCGCAGCCAACAAGGCGCAGCGCAGCCACGATTTGCACTTGATTTGAATCCACCTTTGCAGCTCGCATGGTTTACAACGTGGCATCCTGAGCTTTACAACTGGGGCGCCGGACGGTGTCATAGTAGGCATCGGCCGGGAACTTGACGCCCGCCTCTGCCCCGTAAGCATAGAGCCACTCCACAAAGGCGCTGGCGAGCTTTACACCAAGCCTACGAGAGCTTTCACCTACGGCCACAAAGCCGGGATTGTTCAGAGCCGGTATGAGCTTCATATCGCCGAACTTGGCCCACTCTAGCATCAGGTCAGGGTCGGCCTTTGTCTCGAATCTGAAAGCGTTTAGAAGAAGGCGCTTCCAGTCTTCGGGGTCAAGGCGCTGCCCGCAGTGTGTTTGCTGAGCAGCAATAACTCCGATGAGCTTGTGGAAAAGCCTGTTCTGCCCATCCGAGCGGGTTTCTGGCTTTGGGTCTATTGGCTTACTCATGGATTGGCTTGGCATGTAACTCTCGGTTGCGCAGGACAATCCGGCATCGGGCAGCAATAACCCATCGCGCCAGACCAATCAATTCCACACCTTGAACATCTAATCTCATCTGGCTTAACGAGTGTCGGGACTGACGGGCGATAGATTGGATATATGCCGACAGCCATCTCTAGCTCCTCGATGCGCCGGAGTAGTTCGGCTGGGTCAATTGATGGCTTACTCACCTTGGGCCTCGCGGAGGAATGTGTGAATCTCTAATTCCGTGTCGGAATCATCAACAAATAGATTACCCCTTTTCAACAGCTCCAGCGCCTTGGCGTGTGAGTCTAGGAGGCGAGATATTCGGTCAGCGCTGCATGCGATTTGCCATTCCTCAAGCGCGGCGCGATATAGTTCATACGGCACCTGCAACTGCGTAACACCATGCTCTATGCGCACAGATTGCATGTAGTCACCTAATGCAGTTTTGAGCGCAGCAATGTCTTCTGCAATTGTCGTCATTTCTTCTCTCCGAAAATATTTACAATAAAATCATGCATAACACACCCAATTATTGCAGTAATTATTAATACAGCAATGCAAAGCAGCTCAAAATCGTCCAAAAAGTCACCCTCATCACTTTCCTTAGTATAATTGTTTCTTTTATTCATTTTGCAGCAATGTTATTTGACAAATTCAGCTAATTGGAAAATACTGTTCGGTGCATTTGGCTTAACAACACTTACTACTATATTAGCATCTGGTGTTTTATTTTTCTCTTTTAATTCTTTGGGCTTGTGAAGACGAAGCTTTTGCGCTCTACGACTAACAGCAGAAGACTTTCCTGGGGCTATTTCAGGGACGCAATTTAAACCCATTGTGGGCCACATCAATTTTAATTTAAGCTCAAGCTCTTTGTTCCAATCTATTTTTGGATCCCTATTCGCATTTATTGCCTTGTACTTATATTTACGATCTTTACGGTATTTTGATTTTTCAAACCACCCGTTTTTCATTCCGGTCCATATTTTCCTATAT